ATGTACAGCCGCCATGCCATCGATCCGGTCGAATACCAGGCGCTGCAAAAGCTCAAGCTGCACTGGCATTGCTCGGGGATGCCGGGTGCAATCCGGTCTGCCGATCTCAACCGCGTATTCGCAGCCGATCTGTCCGCCATGTCGCACATGGCCGCCAGCGAACAGCAGGCCCATCACCGCCAGCAGTGGAGGCGCGGCATCGGCCTGCTGACCCCGCGCGCCCAGATGGTGGTCGAGCGCGTCGTCTGCCGCGAACAGACCATCGAGTTCGCCGGCTATGCGCTGGGCGAAACGGCGAAACACCGCGCCATTGCGGCGGCGGCTGAACTGCTGCGCGAGTCGGGCTATCGGCTGGCGCGGCTGTGGGGCATGCGGTGAGCCTGTGGATATTTTCCATGGCTCGCAGATTGCGCTTGACGGTGTACACCCGGAATGAGCAAATCAGGCATTCTCCCGAATCGCGTCCGATGACAGCCCTGCCGCAAGCGGGGCTTTTCCGATTCAGGGCCTCCGCAACCATGACAATCCCGCTGATCCGCATTGCCGACTGGCACGGCGCGGCCTCCGCGCGGGCCTACCTCGAAGGCCGGTTCGACGATTTCAGCCGCCACGTCCTGATCGCCGAACGAATGTGGCGGAGCCTCGGCGGGCGCATAACCCCAGCGAACGCAAATGGCTAAAACTCCGTCAGATATTCGATCTTTGGCGCGCAGCCACACCGAAAGCGCGATTGCCGTGCTGGCCGGAATCATGAATGAGGCTCAGGCTCCGCACGCCGCCCGCGTCGCCGCCGCCAACAGCCTGCTCGACCGCGGCTGGGGCAAGCCGACGCAGCCGCTCTCCGGGGATCCCGACGGCGCGCCGCTCATCGTCACATGGCAACGATAACGATCCCGTATCATCCGCGAGCACAGTTCGACGCTTATCACGACCGCAGGGACCGCTTTGCGAAGATCGTCGCGCACAGACGCTTCGGCAAGACGGTCGGCTGCATCAACGATCTGATCAAGGCGGCGCTGACCAACACCCGTCACATTCCGCCGCCGCGTTACGGCTATCTCGCACCGACCTACGCGCAGGCCAAGGATGTCGCGTGGGGCTATCTGAAATATTTCAGCCAGCCGATTCCTGGCATCCAGCTTTCGGAATCCGAACTGTGGGTCGAATACCCCAACGGCGCGCGCATCCGCCTTTACGGCGCCGACAATTACGACCGCATGCGCGGGCTGTATTTCGACGGCGTCGTGATCGACGAGCCGGCGCAGATCGATCCGCGCGCCTGGCCTGAGGTGATCCGCCCGACGCTGACGGATTATCAGGGCTGGGCGACGTTCATCGGCACGCCGAAAGGGCGCGACTGGTTCTACCGCATCGACCGCGCCGACAGCGGCGACGAGCTGCCGGACTGGTTTCGGTTGAATCTGAAAGCCAGCGAGACCGGTATCGTGTCGGAAAGCGAACTGCACAGTCTGCGCGCGGGACTGTCCGACGAACAGTACGCGCAGGAGTTCGAATGCAGCTTCGAGGCCGCTGTGGTCGGAGCCTATTACGGCAGGCTGATGCAGCAGGCCGAAGCCGACAGGCGCATCAGCAACGTTCCATACGAGCCGACGGCGCTGGTCTACACCGCATGGGATCTTGGCGTGCGCGACCTCACCGCGATCTGGTTCGCCCAGGTGGTCGGCCGCGAAATCCGCCTGATCGATTACTATGAGGCGAGCGGCGTCGATCTTGGTCACTATGTCCGCGAGATCATGAGCAAGCCCTATCTCTACGCCGGCCACATCGTGCCGCACGACGCGCAGGCCAAGGAGCTTGGCACCGGCAAGAGTCGGCTTGAGGTGCTGGAATCGCTGGGGCTGAAAGGCCTCACCATCGCGCCGATGCACCGCGTCGAGGACGGCATCAACGGCGTGCGCACCATCGTTCCGCGCTGCTGGTTCGACGCCGTCAAATGCGCGCGCGGCGTCGATGCGCTGAAACTCTACCGCGCCGAATTTGATGATCGCCTGATGACCCTGAAACCGAGGCCGCTGCATGACTGGACATCGCATGCCGCCGACGCTTTCCGCTATCTCGCCATGACGCTTGATTCGAAAATCGTGAACACCGGCTTCCACAGGACCATCAACTATCCGCTGGCGGGCGTCGCCTGATGGCCGACAGGAAAATGCCGGTCGAAGAACTGAAAACCATCCTGTCGGCCGAGAAGGCCAGCGCGTCCGCAGTGCTGAACAGCGCCGAACTCGCCGGCGAGCGCAGCGACGCCATCGATTACTATTACGGCCGCATGGACAAGGATATGCCTGCGGCGGAAGGCCGCTCGCGCGCCGTCTCGACCGATGTCGCCGACACCGTCGAGGGGCTGCTGCCGGCGCTGATGGACATCTTCTGCGGCTCCGACGAAGTGGTCCGCTTCGAGCCGGTCGGACCGGAAGACGAGGAAGCGGCGCAGCAGGAAACCGATTACGTCAACTACGTCTACATGCAGCAGAACCCCGGCTTCATGACCACCTACGCATTCGTCAAGGATGCGCTGCTGCAGAAAAACGGCATCGTGAAGGTATGGTGGGAAGACCGCGACATCGAGCGGCGCGAAACCTATTACGACCAGCCAGACGAAGCGTTCATGATGCTGGCGATGCAGGTTCTGCAGTCGGATGGCGCGATGCAGATCGTCGAGCATTCGCAGCGCACCGACGAACAGGGCCAGATCACGCACGACGTGACGGTGCTGACCAATGAGAAGGTATCGCAGGCGCGCGTGCTTGGCGTTCCGCCAGAGGAGTTCGGTATCAGCAAGATGGCGCGCACCATCCGCGACGCCAATTACTGCTTTCACGAGATCACGACCAAGACCGAGGCTGACCTGATCGAGGAAGGGTTCGACGCCGAGCAGGTCAAGTCGCTGGATTCCTACGTTCAGGCGACCAGCATCGAGACCATCGCACGCGACAGCGTCTACGAAAGCCAGCGCGTCGCGTCGCCGGCGGCGCCCAACAGCGGAACGCGCCTGGTGCGCCTCACCGAGCACTACATCCGCATGGATTACGAAGGCACCGGCAAGCCCTGCCTTTACCGGGTCTACACCGGCGGCGAGCGCGGCGAAATCCTGCGCCGCGACGGACAGGAGGATATCGAGCCGTTCGACGAAATACCGTTCGCCTCGGCGACGCCGATTCCGGTGACGCACCGGTTCTGGGGGCGCTCGCTGGCGGATGCCGTGATGGACATCCAGCGCATTAAGACCGCGCTGGTGCGCGGCAAGCTGGACAATCTCTACTTGCACAACAACCCGCGCGTGGAGGTGTCCGAATCCTTCGCAGGGCCGAACACGCTGGACGATCTGCTGGTGTCGCGGCCGGGCGGCATCGTCCGCACCAAGCAGCCTGGCGGGCTGAACTGGCAGGTCGTGCCGGACATTTCCGGCAGCGTCTATCAGGCGCTGGAATACTGGGACAGCGCGCGCGAAATGCGCACCGGCGTTACGCGGCAGGGGCAGGGTATCGACGCCAACGCCTTGCAGAACCAGAGCGCGACGGCCGTCAACCAGATTTTCACGATGGCGCAGGCGCGCATGAAGCTGATTGCGCGCGTGATCGCCGAAACCGGAATCAAGGATATCTTCGCGCTGCTGCATGCTGTGATACGCAAGCATAGCGGCAAGGCGCAGACGGTGCGGCTGCGCAACAAATGGGTTCAGGTCGATCCGCGCGCATGGCGCACGCGTTACGACATGACCATCAATGTCGGACTTGGCACGGGCGGCAAGTCCGAGCAGTTTGCGCAAATGATGATGATCGCAAACGTCCAGAAGGAAATGCTGTCTGGCGGCAAGGTCAACCTGGTGGACGACGCAAAGCTGTACAACACCGCAGAACATCTTGCGCGCATCGCCGGCCACAAGAACGCGCGGGCGTTCTTCAACGATCCGAACGAAAAGAACCCGGACGGCTCGCCGAAATATCCGCCACCGCAGCCGCCGGAAGACCCCAAGGTGGCGCAGATCAGGATGCAGGCTCAGCTCGACGCCGCCGCCGATCAGCGCAAGGCGGAGATCGAGAAGACGCAGGCTGTCGCCGACATCGAGACGCAGAACCGCAAGACGCAGGCGGAAATGGCGCAAACCGAGCGCGATTTCCAGTTGAAGAAGGAACTGGCTCTGATGCAGTTCCAGCTTGAGGCTGAGAAGATGCGCCTCGAAGAAGCCCGCAAGGAGCGCGAGCATCAGCAGAAGATGCAGCAGCAGGAAGCCGCGCACATGGCGGCGATGCAGGCCGGCGTCTACCGGGCTGTGCAGAACGCGGAAGCCCATGAGCACCGCATGGAACAGGGGCAGGAGAGCGCGGAATGATCGCGTTCTGCCTGGCAGCCACCGATCATGGCCCGATGCTGGTCAACCGGCTCGATTACAACCGCTCGTTCAATGGCGTCTATGGCGTCGGCGCGCAGCTGCTGGAAAACGGCGCTTACGATCCGCGCGATGTGGAAATGCTGCGCAACCTTCTTCTGGTCCGCCGCGAGCATTTCGGCGACGGAGTCGTGGCGCTGGATTGCGGCGCGAATATCGGCGTACACACGCTCGAATGGGCGCGCGTCATGAAAGGCTGGGGCCATGTCATCGCAATCGAGGCGCAGGAGCGGATTTATTACGCGCTGGCTGGCAACATTGTGCTTCAGAACTGCTTCAACGCTAGAGCGATCTGGGCGGCGGTTGCAGCCGAAGCCGGAACCGTCAGTTTCCCAGAACCCGATTACACCAGGCAGTCCAGCTTTGGCAGTTTCGAGTTGCGTCCGCGAGCAGGCGGAGAGTTTATTGGCCAGCCTGTGGACTATGGATCGCCTACTGCGACAGTCGAGTCCATCGCAATCGATTCACTGAATCTTGCGCGGCTCGACCTTCTGAAAATAGACGTTGAAGGCATGGAGGCCGAGGCGCTGGCCGGCGCGAAAGACACCATCGCGCGCTGCAGGCCTGTGCTGTTCGTCGAGGTCATCAAGTCCGACCGCGAACTGATCGAGAAGGCGCTGCATAACGAAGGCTATCGCATCATCGCGCATGGCATGAACATTCTTGCGGTGCACCGCTCCGATCCGACGCTCGGCAACATCGCCATCGAAAAGGAAGCGGCGTGACCACCGATATTGAGAAATATCGCGCAAACGCCAACGTCCTGCTGCGCAACCCCGACGATCCGCAAGGCATCGTCAACCAGTTCAGCGTCGTTTCGGAAAAGAAAGAAAACGCCGCGCACTATCTGCCGCTGGCGCGCCGCGCCTACGCGCTCGATCAGAACAACATCAACACGGTGTTCAATTATGCATCTGCGTTGCATCGCAACGGCAGGTTCAAGGAGTCGCTCAATCTTTATCTGCGCTGTCTGGAAATCGCCGACGACGAATGGCGGCCGGTCGCGCTGCATCACGTCGGCATTGCGTTCCGCGCGCTGAACATCAACGACCGCGCGGCGGAATACTATCAGTTGGCCTATGACGCCAGACCCGATCCTTCAATCATGAAAGACAAGGCTCTGGCGGTACTGGCCGGCGGCGATCTTTACGAAGGCCTGAAACTGTTCGAAGCGCGCAAGGATAGCGCACAGGCGCGGTTTGCCAAGAACGGCTCGCGGCTGGTGAACCAGCAGAAGCTTCCCGAGAACGCCGTTCACTGGGACGGCGAAGACATCGCTGGAAAACACATCGTCGTCTACCACGAAGAGGGTGCTGGCGATTTCATTCAGGTCTGCCGCTTCATCCCGCGCCTGCGCGCGTTGAAGCCGGCCAGCGTGAAACTGTGCGGGCCGGTTCCTAACCTGCTCGATCTGGTCGCTGACAACATCGCTGTCGATGGCGTCGTGCCGCTGGCGGAGTTCGAGGCCGATTACGTCGTCGGGTCATGGTCGGTGCCGTGGCGCACCGGCGCGACCTACGCCGATGTGGGTGGAAAACCCTATTTCGAAGCCGAGCCGCTGAAACTGCCGCGCCGGGGCGCATTGAACGTAGGGCTGGTGTGGCGCGGAAATCCTGCCTACGGCATGGACGTGCACCGCTCGATGCCGTTTTTCACTTACGCGCCGCTGTTCGATCTGCCTGGCGTCGCGTTCCATTCGTTGCAGGCCGGCCCGCCTGCGCTCGAAGTGACGGAGCTTGGTTATGACGGCTTCGTCGCCAACCTCGAACCGTTTTGCAGCAACTGGAGGCAGACCGCACGTGTCATTCAATCCCTTGACGTGGTGGTGTCAGTGGACACTGCTTGCGCTCACCTGGCCGGCGCTCTGGGCAAACCCGTCTTCATCCTCACGACCTGCGCCTCCGACTGGCGCTGGGACCGCAACAGCGAGCGCAGCGTCTGGTACGATTCCGCCCGCGTCATCCGTCAGGCGACGCAAGACGACTGGCAGCCGTGCATCGACCGCGTCCGCAAAGGCCTGAGAGACATCCTCGATGAGCGATCAAGACAGGCTGCTTGAGGCGCGCAATCGCGCGCTCAGGGCCAAGGCGCTGATCGACGATCCGCTGCTGCAGGAAGGCCTGACGACGCTTGAGGGGTCCTACATCGCGGCGTGGCGGCAGACGCGGCCCGACGATCATCAGGCGCGCGAAAAGCTCTATCTCGCCGTCAACGTCATCGGCAAGCTGAAAGACCATCTTGAAGCGGCGATGGCCAACGGCCGCGTCGCCGACGCAGAACTGAACGCGCTAACGCGTGAGCAGGAACGCCGCAAGCGTTTCGGCATCATCTAGGGAACAGCATATGGACGATCAGATGCAGCCTGCCTCTGCGGAGGCTGGGAGCGAAGTCGCATGGACTCACAACGCCGGCGGAACGGGTGAACTCAGTGTCACCGACGCCGCGCGCTCGCTCGCGATGGCGCGCTACAAGCGCGACGCCGGCGAAGACAGACAGCAGGACGCCGCGCCGCAGGACGCCGCGCCGGCTGCACAGGAATCGGCCTCGCAAGAGGCTGACGCCGCCCCTCAGAATGAGGCTACCGGCGAGACGGAGGCGAGCGACCCGACAGACGACAGTCTGCCGCCAATCGAATTGCCGAGGTCATGGACGCGAGATCAGGCCGACACCTGGAAAGCCCTACCCCGCAGCGTGCAGGAGTTTCTGACGCAGCAGGCCGGCAAGGACAGCGACGCCGTCCGGAGATCGCAAAACGAAGCCGCTGAACAGCGCAAGGCCTTCGAGGCCCGAATCGCTGAGGTGGACAAGGTTCGACAGGACTATGAGAGCAGGCTGCCGGCGCTTGTGCAGGCCATTGAAGCGACAATTCAGAACCAGTTTTCTGACATTCAGTCGATTGCGGACGTGCGCCGCATGCAGGCGGAAGACCCCTTCCGCTTTCAGCAATGGCAGATGCACCAGATGGAGCTGCAGACGGTCGCGGCGCAGAAGGCCGAGGCCGACAGGCGGCACCAGGAGACGCAGCTGCGCGAGCGGAACGATTACCGCATCACGCAGACCAAACTCCTCCTTGAAAAGGTGCCGGACCTCAATGACGCGAAGAAGTTCGCCGAAGTACAGGCGCGCGCCATTGATTTCCTGAAAGACTACGGTTTCGCGGATTCCGAACTTGCCGAACTCGGCGGCTCGCGCATCAGCGACAACGCAAACTTTCAGCGGCTCGTTCTCGACGCCATGGCGTATCGCGACGGCCAGAAGGCCAAGAGCGAAGTTCTGAAAAAACCCGCCCCGCCAGTGCAGCGGCCCGGCACGGCCCGACCGGCCGGCGCCGGGATCCAGGCGCAAATCCAAACCCTCAAGCAGCAACTCGACAAGTCGTCCGGCATGACCGCGATCAGGCTCGGTGCGGAAATCACCAAGCTGGAGCGGCAGGCGGGGCGTCGCTAGACCCCGAAAGGATCAACCGCCATGACCATGGCAACCTCTGCTTTCTCGACCTTCGCCGCCGTTGGCAACCGCGAAGACATCACCGATACGATCTACCGCATCGACCCGACCGACACGCCGTTCTATTCCGGCGTTGAAAAGGCCAAGGCTTCGGCTGTCAATCACGAATGGCAGACCCAGTCTTTGCGCTCGGCCGCGGCCAATGCGCAGCTCGAAGGCGACGACGTTACGGCGGCGGCGCGCACCGCGACCGTGCGTCTCGGCAATATCTGTCAGATCATGTCCACCAGCGCCCGTGTCACCGGCACGCAGCGTGTGGTCGATCATGCCGGCCGCGACGACGAAATGGCCTACCAGGAAATGCTGGCGGGCCTCGAACTCAAGCGCGACATCGAATACAACCTTGTCGGGCTTTCGACTGCGAAGGTGACCGGCGCGACCACGACGGCGCGCAAGTTCGCCTCGGTGATGGCGTGGATCACGACCAACACCGACAAGGGCGGCGGCACTGCAGCCGATCCGACTGCGGCTGACGGCACGTCGGCGCGCGTCGATTCCGCCACGCTCTCGGCCTTCACCGAAGCGCGGCTGAAAAACGTCATCAAGAAGTGCTTCGACGCCGGCGGCAAGCCCACTGTCGTCATGCTGAACTCGTTCAACAAGCAGCAGTTCTCGACCTTCACCGGCCGTGGCACGCCGATGCAGGATCAGGGCGAGCGCAAGATCACGGCTGCGGTCGATGTTTACGAGTCCGACTTCGGCCGGCTCAAGGTGACGCCGAACCGCTTCATGCGTCAGCGTGACGCTTTCGTGTTGCAGATGGACCTGTGGGCCACGGCTCCGCTTCCGGGTCGCAGCATGGTGTCGTTTCCGCTGTCCAAGACCGGCGACAGCGACGCCAAAGTCATTCTGTCGGAGTTCACGCTCGAATCCCGTCAGGAGAAGGCTTCCGGCGGCATCTTCGATCTGACCACTGCATAACGCAGAGCCATCGTTCAACCCTGGGGCGGTTCTTCGGAGCCGCCCTTTTTTATTGGAGGAATCCAAATGGCTCTGACGAGCAACCACAATCTGACAGACCAGGTGGTCTATGCGCAGGCGTCGAATGTATCTTCGACCTCTGTCGTTTACACCCGCGCGCCGTTTCGCGGCGTCATCACCAAGGTTGGCGTCGTGCTTTCTTCGGCGGCTTCGACCGCCGACGCGACCTGCACAACCTCGCTGGCCGGAACCAACATCACCAATGGCGTCGTGACGGTGACGCAGTCGGGTTCGGCGGCCGGTTCAACGTTCTCGGCAAGCCCGAGCGCGGCGAACAGGTGCAACGAGGATGACAACATCGGCTTTACATTTTCCGGTTCCGGCACGGCGGGCGGTCCTGTGACCTGCTGGGCCGTGGTGCGGAGGACGTAAGCCATGGCGCTTGTCGGAGGCGTCGGCCGTCTCGGCACGGTCCAGCCGGTGACCTACACCGGCACGGCCGCGATGACGACCAACGGCGCGGGAAACGGCGTTCAAGTTGTGCGTGTTGTGGCGACGACGGATTGCTATATCTGCACCGGGACCTCGCCGACCGCGACCACGTCGGACACGTTCCTTCCGGCCAAGTGGCCGGAATACATCAACGTCATGCCAGGCGAGAAGGTTTCGGCGGTGCAGGCGGCGTCCGGCGGCGTTCTCTACGTGACGGAAATCCCGTGACCGCGCCGGAGATCGTCAACAGGGCGTTCTATGACGCGGGGGAGCGTGAGTTCACGTTCCTCCGCGTTCAGGATGTCGAGCCGATCATCGACCGCAACAAGCGCCTGCAGGGCGAGGCGCAGCGTTCGGACGGTTTCCGTCACATCGGAACGATCCCGAACATCCTCCTGGAAAAATGGCTTCATGAGGAACTTGACCGTGGTAACATCGGCCTGCGCATCGGCAGCGAAGAGTTCGACCGGCTCATTGCCACGAAACTGAGCGATCCGGATTACGCCTTCCTGCGCACGGATGGCGCGCGGTTTTCCATCGGATATGGCGACGCATGAGCTTCGCAACCTACACCGCCCTGCAGAGCGAGATTGCCGACTATCTCGCCCGTGACGACCTGACGGCCAAGATCCCGTCTTTCATCGCGCTGGCGGAGGCCAAGTTCAACCGCGTTCTTGTGTGCAAGGATATGGAGCAGCGTTCGACGGCGACGCTGAACCTTTCATCCGCCGAGCCTGAATTTCTGTCGCTGCCATCCGATTATCAGGCGATGCGCCGCCTTCGCATCACCAGCATCGCCAGCAAGCCGCGCCTTGAATTTGCGACACAGGCCTTTCTCGATGACAAGCGGTTTTCGTCTGGCAACATCACCGGGCAGCCGCGCTGGTTCACGGTTCTTGGCACCGAACTTGAACTGTTTCCGACCCCTGATGCGGCCTACACGCTGGAAATGGTCTATCGCAAGGCGATCCCGCCGCTGGCGAACAATGCGGCGAACTGGCTTCTGCTGGCGCATCCCGATGCGTATCTTTACGGCGCGCTGCTCGAGGCCGAGCCGTACATGAAAAACGACGGCCGCATTTCGACCTGGGCGCAGGCGCTTTCGTCGGTCATCGACCAGATCAATTCCGTTTCGCAGATCGCCGCCTTCAACGCCGGCCCGCTGGCGATGCAGCTCGTTTCGAGAGCTCCCTGATATGGCCGGCCGCGTCGTTCATTCCAAGGTTTCTGGCAAGCCTAACCCGACCGACACGACGAAGATCGGCGGTGCGGACTGGGACGCCGACCACACCATCACCGGCCTGACCATCGGCAGCGACATTCAGGCGCATTCGGCCAATCTCGATGCGCTGGCCAGTGTCGTTCCTGGCGTCAACAAGGTGCCGTATTTTACGGGCGCGGGAACGGCCGATGTCGCCGATCTTGCGGTCATCGCCGCAGCGGCTCCGTTCGATGCGCTTTCTTCAAACGGCCTGCAGGTCAATGGCTCATTCGAGATCGATCAGGAACATTGCGGAAATTCTGTTTCGTTCGGCGCGGGCACAGTCGAATCCTACGTCGTCGATTATTTTCGGGTCTACAAGAGCGGGACAATGCAGCTGACGGCGCAGCAGACGGCGTCGGTTTTTAGCGGCTACAAAAAAGAACTCAAGGTCACCATCACGACGGCGCAGGCCTCAATCGGCAGCGACAGCCTCGGCATCAAGTCTTACATTTCCGGCCGGCGTTTCTCGCGTCTCAAATGGGGCACAGCCGATGCGCTGCCGGTCACCATCGGCTTCTGGGCAAAATCGTCCGTATCCGGAACGGTCACGGTCGTTATGGCCAACAGCGCGTCGAGCAGTTCGGTTTCCGGTTCGGTCTCGATTGCATCCGCAGGCGTTCCGCAATGGTGCACGGTGACGCTGGCCGGCGTCACGTCCGGCACATGGCTCAAGGACGACGGCGTCGGCGCGCAGCTTCTCGTCGTGCTTGCTGCCGGCGGCAACATCAATCTTGCCGCGACCAACGGCAACACCTTCGAGATCGCAGGGCTTGTGGTGCTGCCGAACTCGGTTGCGCCGCCATCGCTGTATTCGTCGCTCATCATGCGGCCTTACGACGAGGAACTGATGCGCTGCCAGTGGCTTTATCGCAAGACGTTTCCTGTCGATACGGCCGTTGCAACCGGCGCCGGATGGGTTGGTTCGATCATGTATCAGGTGCGTACGGCGGCGGCCAATCCGTGGTATCACTGGCACAACTTCGGCACGATGCGCGCCGCGCCGACCGTGACATTCTACAACCCAGTGTCCGCGAACAACAAATGGTATAACGCGAGCGCTGCCGCCGACAGTGGAGCGGCGACGCCGTATCATATTTCCAACCAGCAGTTCATCCTTGGCAATCCGCAGGTCGCAGGCGACGGGGTCGACAATCTGATCGCCATTCATGCAACCTTCGATGCGCGCTGGTGACAGTCATGTGGAAACTGACGGCGACGCCGGACATGGTGACGGATGATGATGGTCGTTTCATTCCGCGCGATCCGATGAACAGCGACTGGCAGTCTTATGAGGCGTGGGTCGCGGCAGGCAACACGCCGGAGGCTTATGTTGCTCCGCCCGCGCCGGTCCCTGAAACAATTAGCGACCGGCAGTTTTTTCAGCAGCTCGCGCTGTCCGGCGTCATCGCCAAAGCCGATGCGCTCGCGGCCGTCAAAACCGGCGAGGTGCCGGTGGCGCTTCGGGCGTTCATCGAGGCGCTTCCGCCGGCGCAGCAGTTCGATGCTGAAATGCTGCTGTCGGGCGCGACCGCATTCGAGCGCAATCATCCGCTCACCAACGCCATCGGCGCGGCGCAGGGAATGACGCCGGATCAGGTCGATCAGTTCTTCCGGGATGCGGCGGCGCTGTAGATGGCGACATTCCGCAGCTATTCCGGCGCTGCTTATGACAGCGCGGCATTCGATGTCGATCCATTCGACAACGTTGCGCAGCAAAGCGAGTCCTGGACAGCCGCGACGCAGGAAGGCGAGTTGTGGACGCCGGCCGTTCAGCAGTCTGAAATCTGGACAAACGTCTGATGGCGCTGCTTCCGTTCGGAGAATATCGCCCCGATGTCGCCGACTACGGCAGCCCAAACACGCGGACGCTTCTGAACGTCATCCCGCGCGGCGACGGATACGGGCCGTTCCCGTCGTCAACGGTCTACACGGCGGCGCTGCCGGCGGCATGTCGCGGCGCATTCTATGCGCTCAAGTCTGACGGGTCTGTCATCGTCTTTGCCGGAACGTCTGACCGGCTCTATCAGCTTTCGAACACCGATTACACATGGACAGACCGGTCCAAAGGCGGTTCGGCCTATCCGACGCTGACCGCGACTGCGCAATGGCGCTTCGCCCAGACCGGCAATCTTGTATTCGCCACGCAGGCGAATGCGCCGCTGCAGGTTTTCGACCTGTCGAGTTCAACGGCTTTCGCCGACGCAGCCGGAAGCCCGCCGCAGGCCGCGTACATCGACGTGGTCGGCCGATTTCTTGTCCTGTCCGGCCTTCTGTCGAATCCGTACCGGATTCAGTGGAGCGGGCTTAACAGCTTCAACAGCGCGCAAAGCTGGACGGCCGGCGTCAATTCGTCCGACTATCAGGATTTTCCGGACGGCGGCATTGTGCGCGGCGTCGCTGGCGGCGAATTTGGCTACGTCTTTCAGGATCAGGCGATCCGGCGCATGACCTATGTCTCAGGCTCGCCGCTGGTGTTTCAGATCGATCGTCTGACGCAGGACATGGGTCTGTTTGCGCCTTACTCCATCGTGCGCGCCGGCGAACTGGTGTTCTTTTATTCGAGCAAGGGCTTTTACATGATCGCGCCAGGCGGCCTGCCTGAGCAGATCGGGCGCGAAAAGATCGACCGCACGTTCCTGAACGACCTCGATCGCGGCAGCCTTTATCTTTTCATCGGTGCATCCGACCCCAAGTCTAGCCGGGTCTACTGGTCCTACAAATCGTCGGCTGGCACGGCGGGCCGCTACGACAAGCTGCTCGGTTACGATCATTTGCTTGGCCGTTTTTTCGTTGTCAACATGCAGGGCGAGTATCTTCTCGGAGTGTCGCAGACGGGTCTGACGCTTGAGGCGCTCGATTCCATTTCGTCGAACATCGACGCGATGTCGCTTTCGCTGGACGCCTATGCGACCGCCGTTCAGCCGGAGAATGCGCAGTTCGATGCGGACCACAAACTGGCGTTCTTTCGCGGCGCGCCGCTTGAGGCTACGCTGGTCACGGCCGAGCAGGGCGCGGATGCGCAGCGAATCTATGTGAACGGCTTTCGGCCGGTCGCGGACAGCGCGGTGGCCTACGGCTCGCTGGTTTATCGCGATACGCAGCAGGCGACGACCTCGACGACTTCGGAGGCGCAGATCAATGCGCGCACAGGACGATGCGACCTGCGAAAGGACGCGCGTTACGTGCGCATCAAGGTGCGCATTCCGGCCGGCCAGACATGGACGTTTGCGGCCGGCGTCGAGCCTGACTTCGCAACCACGGGCCAGCTATGACGGTTTTAGTTCCATCCCGAAACGAAACCGACAAATCGCAGATCAATCTTTCGATCCGCGAACTGGCATCCGGCCGTTCCAATGCGCATGGAACGTTCACGCTGACGACCTCGACGACTTCAACCATCGTCATCAACGCCAACTGCGCGGCTGCGTCATGCGTCAAGATCACGCCGACAACGGCCAATGCGGCCGGCGCGCTGGCGACAACATACATCGCTGCCGCCAACGGTTCATTTTCTGTCACACACGCCAATAACGCCCAGACAGACCGCACGTTCACCTATGCAATCCAGGGCTAGGCTCTATTGCGTTCCTCCTGGCATGTCGTCCCAGTTCTGGCCTCACGTCGAAGGCATGCTGCGCGGCGCAGAACGCACGCGGCTTCTCGACATTGAAACGGTGCGCCGCGACGTGTGCGAAGGCGGCGGGCTGCTGTGGCTGGCCTATGGCGATGGCATCGACGGTGCGGCCGTCACGTCGCTGCAGTCAGTCGCTGGAAATCTGTACTGCGTCATTACCGCCTGCGGCGGCCATGGCGTCGACCACTGGATTACGCTGATCGAAGGCATCGAGGCCTACGCCAGGGCGGAAGGCTGCAGGGCCGTGCGCATCGTCGGCCGCAAGGGCTGGCGTCGCAAGCTGCCTGACTACGTCGTGACGAATTTTGTTTTTGAAAGGACGCTGTAATGGGTCAATCCTCGTCGACCACGACACAAAGCAGCACGACGAACCCGTGGGAGGCGGCGCAGCCGTTTCTCAAGGGCGTTCTGGGCCAGCTGCAGGGCCAGCTCGGCAATACCGGCCTGACCGAGGCCGAAAGCGGCGCGCTCAACACCATCGAGAAGAACGCGGCCAACGGAGCGCAGTTCACGCCGCAGCTCACCGGGCTGGTCAACAATCTGCTCGGCGGCGGCGGAGCCAATGCGCAGTCCGGCGCGATCCAGCAGAACAACGAGGCGCTGAACAAGCGTCTTGGCGGCATGGCCAATGGCGAGGAAGTCGGGGCCAATTCCGGCCTGAAACCCTATCTCGACAGCATCGCCAGCGATGTGACCAGTCAGGTCAACGGCATGTTCGCCGGCGCCGGGCGCGACTTCTCCGGCATGAACATGCAGACGCTTGCGCGCGGCATCATGCAGGGCCAAGCGCCGGTCGTGGCGCAGCAATACAATCAGGACAAGCAGAATCAGATCAACGCGGCAAACGCGCTGTACGGGGCTGGAAACACGACCAGCGGGCTGTTGACCGGCCTCAACCAGATGGGCCTGTCCAATGCGCAGGCCGGAGCGCAGCTGTCGCCGGCGGTGCTGGAAAGCGCCAATGCTGGCTCCAAGTCCATCCTCGAGGCGGAAGCGGCGCGGCGCGGCATCCCGATTCAGGCGCTCGGCCTGCTTGCGCAGATCGGCATTCCGATTGGCGGCCTTGGCCAGCAGACCAGCGGCACCAGCACGACGACGAAAAATCCGTCCATCCTCGAACAGCTCACGGGCTGGAAGAACCTGCTCTGGAAGAATAAGTGAGACGATTAGATGGGCCTGTTTGACGCGCTCCAATTCGATCCCGGAACGTTCGGCAACAAGGGCCTGCTCGACCGTCTGCAGGCCCTGATCGCCGAACAGCAGTTCAGCCCCGCTGCGCCAGCGCAGCCGGGGCAGCCGCAATACGACCCGATGGGCAACTATACCGGCGTCACGTCGCCGCCGACCGACCCGTTCGGTCCGCCGCCGAACAGCCTCGACCTGTCGCAGTTCAAGCCGCAGTCGCCGTTTGCGACCGGCGCAAGCGCCGTTCCGTTCGCCGGCCCGCTCAACATGAGCGCCGCCGCGCCTCCTGCCATGACCGCACCGCCGGCGCAGTCGCAGATGGCTGCGCCAGGCATGCCGCTCGACATCACGCCGAAATTCCCTCAGGGCGAGCCGCCGGCGCAGATGGCTGCGCCAGGCATGCCGCTCGACATCACGCCGAAATTCCCTCAGGGCGAGCCGCCGCAAAGCGATTTTTCTGCGCAGGCGCGACCGCAGCAGGCGGGGATGCAGGATCCGCAGGCCGCGCTGCCGGCGGCCCTGTCAGGCGGTCAGCCCGGTTTCATGACGGCCTATCAGAACATGTTGGGCGGCGGCGGCCTTATCGGAAGCGTCATTGCCGGTGTGACCGGCCAACGCAACGACCCTGCCGGCGTCGCGCAACAGAACCTCAAGGCGCAATACGACGCGCTGGTGCCGATGCTGGGCCAGCAGAAAGCCCTGCTTGCGGTTCTCAATCCGGAAGCCGGAAAGACGCTGATCGCTCAGGCGCTCGACAAGAAGCAGTACAGTTTTCAGAAGCTCGACAATGACACCGTCGTTCGCCAGGACCCGATGACCGGCAGGGTCGATGTTGCCTACGGCAACCCGGAACGCTCCGACACTGTCGCCGGCCCGGACGGCAAGCCGATTGCGATTCCTCCGGGCGTGGATCGCAAGGCATTCGTCGCGGAAATCTCGAAAGCCAACGCCAAGGCGGCAGCCGGCGAAAAGACAGAAGTGCAGGCGAAAGCCGAAATCTTCGCCAACAAGATGGAACTGTCCAACAAGACGATTGGGGATCTGCAGGGACAGGGCACATCGCTTGCCGGGAAGATCGCCAGCGGCGTACCGCTCGGCAACTATGCGCAGTCGGCGGAATATCAGAAATACAAGCAGGCATCGTCGAATTTCATCACTGCGCTGCTTCGGCAGGAATCCGGCGCCGCAATCAGCAAATCGGAATTTGAGCGGTATGATCGCGAATACATGCCGCAGCCCGGGGACAGCAGCGAAGTGCTGGCGCAGAAGGCCGAGGCGCGTCGCATCGCCATCGAAGGCATGAAAAAGGGCGCTGGACCTGGTTACAGGCCGCCGACCGCCGGCGGCCTCGGCATCGGCCAGGCCATCACCATGCCTGGCGGCATCAGCATCAAGCGGATTAATTAAATGCCGACGTTTGAACTGACCGGGCCGGACGGCGGAACCTATCAGATCGAAGCGCCCGACGAGACGGCGGCGCTCGGCGCATTCCAGAGCCATATCGGCGCGGCCAAGCCCGCAAAGACCGAGCCGTCGTCATCGCTCGCCGGCGTCGCCAAATCGCTTGGCACTGGCCTTGCGGAGGGCGTGATCGGTTTAGCCGGGCTGCCGGGCGACCTCATGCACCTTGGCACACGCGCGCTCGGCGATAACCTGACGCCGGAATCGTCGTTCGGCACAAACGCCATCAGGAAGGCTATCGAAGGCTATACCGGAGAGTTTTACAAGCCGCAGGGCGCTGCCGAAGAACTCGCCAACAAGGCTGGCGTGTTCGCCCCGGCCGTTATAGGCGGTCCAGAAACGCTTGCGGCGAAACTTGCAACGCGCGTTGCCGCGCCGGCCGTCGCTAGCGAAATTGGCGGCAGGGTCGCCGGGCCTTATGGCGAAGTCGCAGGCGCACTTGCGGGAGCCGCTGGCGCGACGGCGGCGGCCAACCGGTTCCGCGCGCTGGGAACGGCTCGCACCGCAACTGCCGAGCCGACCATTCAGGACATGAAGGCGGGGTCGAAGACCGGCTACAAATCGCAGGACGTTCAGGACGTTCAGATCAGGCCGCAGGCCGTCGATGGGCTTGCCGCAAAAATCGAGAACGATCTTGTCCAACAAGGCTTCCGCCAGAAAGGCCAGACTGGCGTTTTCGGCATTATCGACGAACTCAAAGGCGCACCGTCAACAGTCGGCGTCGCCGACCTCGACGCGGCGCGCAAGGCGTTTGGCGTCATCGCCAAAGAAAAAGACGCTATCGGTGCGCCAACGGCGAATGCTGTCGCAGCGCAATCGGCCATGCGTCACATCGACGATTTCCTGCCGAACCTGCAGCAGGCGGATTTGCTCGCCGGCGACGCCTTGAAGGCAAATTCGATCTTGAACGAGGCCCGGCAGAACTGGGGCGCTGCAAAGCGCGCCGAACAGGTTCAAACCATTCTTGCCAACGCCGAACTGTCGGCGGCGTCCGCCAACAGCGGCCAGAATATCCAGAACAGCATTCGTCAGGGGTTCAAGCCACTTCTTCGCAACAATGCGGCAAAGGCTGTGGGGTACAATGCGGAAGAACTCAAGGCTCTCAATCGCATTGTGCGCGGCGACGCTGTTGGCGGCGCAGCTCGTTTTGCTGGCAATCTGCTTGGCGGCGGCGGCGGCCTCGGCATGCTGGCAAGCGGTGCAGTGGGTTATGAGGCGGGTGGCGCACCTGGTGCGATAGCCGCCGGCCTCGCCGGCAGGGGCTTCAAGGCCGCTGGCAACGCGGCGACATATCGCGCCGTGCGCGAACTCGACCGGCTGCTGCGCTCGCGTTCTCCGCTGGCGCTGCAGATGGCGCAATCATTGCCCCCGGTAGTCGTGGGGAAACTGCCGAAACAGTCCGCCGCGATACTCGCTGCTCTTTCCATGCAGCAGGCGCTGCAGAACCCCGCTTACAACGCGCGTTAGAATGTAGGCCAGCCCGACGCCGGCAAGCGCCGGGATCGTTTTGTTTGGCGTCCACTGCCAATGAATGTTGGACGCGATCACCGCAAAAATAACGGACGATTGAAGCAGCATCCACATGCAAGAACTTCGCAGTTATGGCCCTACATGGCGCGAGAGATTAGGAGCATGGCTTACCGGTGACAATCATCGATCAGATCATTGGCGTTGAAAGCGGCGGCGATCCGGCTGCGAAAAACCCGCGATCATCAGCAGGCGGACTCGGACAGTTCATCGACTCGACATGGCTCGCGACGCTACAGAAACACCGCCCCGATCTGGCGGAAGGCAAGACGAAAGACGAGCTTCTGGCGCTCAAGTCCGACCCCGCTCTCAGCCGGGAAATGACGGCGGCCTATGCCAGCGAAAACGGCAAAATCCTAGCAGATGCCGGACTGTCTGTAACCCCGGGAACGACCTATCTTGCGCATTTTGCAGGCCCGCAAGGCGCAGTGAAAGTCCTGCAAAGCGATCCGTCCGCTCCAGTTGCCGCCGTGCTCGGCGATGCTGCCGTCAAGGCCAACCCGTTTCTGCAGGGTATGACTGCCGCCGATCTGCGCGCATGGGCCGACCGGAAAATGGGCGCCCCGACGCAGCCGGCAACCGCGAAGCCGGAAGCCTCCCAGCCATTGCAGGTCGCTCCGCAACCGCCGGCGCTGACGATGCAGGGCAACGTTCAGTCGCCATGGTTTCCGCAGGCACAGCAGCAGGCACAAGCAAAACCGAAACAGGCGTCGCCACAAGCTGCCGGCGACTACTGGTCAACCGTTCCGGTTGAAGAGGCCACGCAAGGTCCGCCGATCATCCCCTCGCACCGAAAACCCATCAACCTCGCTCAACTGAGGGCCGCATTTCCGATGCGGCCCTTTTTCTTCGGGAAGCTGTCATGACATGGTTCAAATGGTCGCGCACCGCCTCCAATAATGCCGGCTTCGATCCGACCGTGAACTGGGCCGAAGGCATGCCCCCATCGGCGGTTAACGACTCCGCACGCGCGATGATGGCGGCGGCTGCGAAGTATCGCGACGACATCGCCGGCGCAATTACTACCGGCGGCACTTCGTCCGCATACACCGTTTCGAGTTATCAGGGCTTCGACAGTCTCGCCAACATGCACGGCGCGATGATTGCATTCGTGCCGCACGCCACCAATTCAGCGAACGCAACTCTCAACGTCGATGGTCTCGGCGCAAGGAACATTCGCGCGGTTTACAACACCAATCTCACCGATGGTGTGATGCTGCAATATTCTGTCTATCGCGCCGTCTATAACGATTCCGACAGCATCTGGTACCTGCAGGATTACTACGGGCAGCCATGGAGCGTGCCAATCGGTGCAATCGTGCCTTATGCAGGCTTCACTTCGCCGAACGGCTCGTTTGCATTGCCTTACGGTCAGGCGATCAGCCGATCAGTCTATTCGGCGCTCTACAGCACCGTTGGCAACACTTATGGCGCTGGCGATGGTTACAGCACGTTCAACCTGCCGGACATTCGTGGCTGCGTCATTGCCTCGCTCGACAACATGGGCGGTTCGGCGGCCGGGCGTCTGACGTCAATCGGCGGCGGAACGTCGATGGGCGCGCGCGGCGGCGAGCAGACGCACCTGCTGACCACGGCTGAAATTCCAAGCCACAGCCACGCCAACACGCTCACAGACCCAGGCCACAAGCACGACTTCTCGCTGCCCACTTACAACAACGCTTCTGCCGGCCCTTTCGTGGCAGACGCCACCTCGCCACAGCACAACACCTACAGCAGCTCGACGGTCGTGCAGACCAACACGACCGGCATCACAATCACAAACGCCAATGCCGGCGGTGGCGGAGCGCACAACATCGTGCAGCCGACGATGCTGATGAACTCATTGATCCGCATCATTTGAGGCAAGCCCAATGACCACCTTTCCGAAGGACACCATGGCGGCCAAGGTCGCCTTCTACGGGGATCCCCGCGGGCCTCATGGAGTCAACGCGCGCTGGTTCGACGCCAACGTGGTGCGGGTCAAGCCGCCGTTCCAGATGACGTACGCCGGCCAGCCGATCAAGACCATCGCCTTTCACAAGAAAGCGGCGGATGCGCTGGCGGCGGCGCTGCAAACGATATGGCTCGCCTGCGACAAGGATCAGAAGAAAATCAACGCCTGCGGTCTTTCCGAGTTCGGAGGCTCGTTCGCCTATCGCCTCATTCGCGGATCGTCGGCGCTGTCCAACCATTCCTTCGCCATCGCCATCGACATTGCGCCGTCGGGCAATCCGCTCGGCGCGGTGAAGGGCAAGATGCCGCGCTTTGCCGTCGATGCGTTCAAGGCGCAGGGATTCCGGTGGGGCGGCGACTATCGCGGCCGCAAGGACTGGATGCATTTCGAGGCTGTTTCCTGACGTAACCGCGCGTGGGCGGCTTCCCGCGCAATCCCAATCTGGAGAACTGTCATGGACATCAATTCGGTCAACGGCGTCGTGCGCGCCATCGTTCCGGCCTTACTGGCCTATTGCGTCGGCAAGGGATGGATTGCGGAGACCACTGTGGCGGACATCACCGCCGCCGCTATCGCCGTCGTTGCCGCGATCTGGTCGCTGGTCAGCAATAAGCCGAAGGCGTCGTGACCGCCTCGGCCATCGTCTCGATCATCTCTGCGGTTCTCGCCATCGCCCGTTTTCTCCTTGAGTACGCTCAGCAGAAAAAGTGGATGGAGGCGGGGGCCGCAGCGGCAGCGATGAAAGGTTTGCAGGATGCCGACAACGCCATCGCCAAGGCCAATGCGGCGCGCGCTGCTGTGCGCGACGATGCTGTCCGCCATCCTGAGCGGCTGCGCGACGACGACGGGTTCCGCCGTCCCGACTGATCGCGTTGCCTGCGGCGCGTTCCGGCCGATCTACTGGTCCCGGAAAGACACCAGCGAAACGCTGGTGCAGGTCAAGGAACACAACGCGGCCGGAAAGGCGCTGTGCGGGTGGGGGGCGAAGAAGTGACGCGATCCTTCGCCCGCAGAGCCGCGCTGCTGCTGTTTCGCCATTCCATCAGCGAGCGGTATCCGACGCGCACGGTCGAGCACATGCTGGCGTGGGTGCTGCTGGTGTGGAGCGCGTCGCTTGCCTTGCCCGGCAACATGATGCGCGGGCCGGCGTTCGAATATCTTCTTCTGATCGCGCCGGAATGGTGGTGGGGCGCGGCCGGCGTCATCGGTGCGACGATGCGTCTCGTCGCGCTCTATATCAATGGCAACTGGCATCGCACGCCCGGCCTTCGTTTCATCGGCGCGATGACGGGCCTGATCTGGTGGCTGGTGATCTCCGCGCTGTATGCGCTCGCCGTCAATCACGGCGCACCCGATTTTCCGATGCGCCTCGTCTTTCTCGTGTTCGTTTTTTTCGAGGCCTATTCCTGTTATCGCTGCGGGCAGGACCACGCGGCTCCGAAAGCGCGGGACGCCGGCGCGCCCGATGGCGGCGCCGGAAATGGCTGACCCAACGCTGTCCGACGCGCTGTCATTTCTGGTGCCGCTGGTCGGGACCGGCGGCGTCACCGCAATCGTGGTGGCGTGGTTCGGGTCGCGCAAGACTGCCGATGCGCCGCCCGATAAGCCACCGCAGATCGGCATTCAGGCATTGCTCGCCGACCACATGGCGATGGAGCGATTCTCAGGCGAGTTGAAACGCCTCGCCGACGCGGCGGAGGACATAGCCAATCTCGGCTCAAGGCTGGCCAACATGATCGAACTGGCGCTCGCCGTCGATAAATTGCGCGAGCGTCAGGACTGACGCCTTCTTTCCGCGCCGCCGGCGCACTGCCCCTTCGCAATCACGACTGAGGTTTTCCATGCTTCGCAGGATCGTTCTTGCGGGCGCGCTCATTTGCGCGTCCGCCGTTTCCGCGCGCGCCGAGATTGTAGCGCATCCGCCGGGCTGTCCGTCACGCGCGTTCTGCGGATGTGGCGCTGCCGTGCGCGTGTTCGGAGATCCCAAGCGCGATCTGTGGCTGGCGCGCGCCTGGTACCGCTTTCCGCGCTCGCATCCAGCGCCGGGAATGGTCGCGGTGCGCCGCCATCATGTGTTTGTGCTGGAGAGTCATGTCGGCGGCGAGACGTGGCTTGTCTATGACGCCAATTCCGGAGGCCGCAAGACGCGCGTGCATCACCGCTCGATTGCCGG